ACTCGTGTAGCAACAGGTGGTGGCGGTGGAACGATTGGAGGAATGTCAGACGTAGATTTGACAGACACATCACAAGGAGGACTAGCAGAAGGTTCTGTGCTTGTGTATGACTCAGCAGCAACAAGATTTGTTGCAACAAATGTATTAAATAACATCACAGTTAATGGGGGTAGCTTCTAATGGCATCCAATATTCTAATTAAAAGGAGTACTGGTTCAACCGCACCTGGTAGTATTACGTTTGGTGAACTCGCCATTACGACAGGAGCAAACGGTACTCAGGCAAACGCAGGAGACAGACTATTTGTTGGAGACAACAATGGTGCTGCACAGATTGTAGGTGGTAGATACTTTATGGACATGCTAGATCATGTTCATGGAACATTGACCGCTAGTTCATCTGTACTAGTCGATAGTAATAAAAAAATTGACGACTGGTTAGTTGATGATGTTCAGATCAATAGCAATTTCATTACAACTAGCACAACTGATACTGACCTTATCTTCCGTGCAAATGGCACAGGTAAGTTGGTAATTGAAGATGGTCAGGAACTAGAGTTTGGAACTACAGGAGATGTAGAACTCTCATATAATGATTCAGATGCAGTTTTAGATGTCAAGCGAGTAGCAGGAACCCCCGACTTACGTGTTGCTGATGACATGAAACTAATCTTTGGTAACAACAAAGATGCTTCTATTGTCTACGATGAGACAACAAGTGACAAATTATTAATAGATGGTGCTGATATTCAAATCGGAACCACATCGACCAGTAAAGTAACCTTTGCAAACACTACAGATGCTTCTAACGTTGCTACTGCAGCGGTTGCAATTGCAGGAGGTCTTGGTGTAGCAGCAACAGCGTATATAAAAGATCTTAATGTAGATGATAACACCACTATTGGTACAGCGTCTGGAGACTCCCTTACAGTTAATTCAACAACTGTTTTCCAGAATCAAGTTACTTTTAATGGAACTACAAACATCTCTGGTAATACATCTCAGACTGGTAAGATTGAGATTGATAATCTTAAGTTAGATGGTAACACACTATCTACTATCAACTCAGTTCAAGAATTAATCCTTGACCCTGATCCTACAACTGATGCGGGTGGTCTTGTTATTATCAAAGGTGACCTACAAATTGATGGAACTACAACTACAGTGAACTCTGCTTCAATGTCAGTTAATGATCCTACAATTGAATTAGGAGATCCAACAACTCCTGTTACACTGACTGCAGAAGCAGCTGGTGGTCAGGCAGTAGTAGTTGTAGATGCTGTAGATCAACTACAAGTTGGTGACGCAGTTACTTCTTCAGTAGCTGGTATTCCTAACAGTACAGTTATTAACTCTATCAATACTGGAACTAAGGCAGTTACTTTAAGCAATAACTTATCTCAGACAATGGCATCTGGTTCTGTTCTTGTTACAGTAAGTGGTGCTGATGATGCATTAGATCGTGGTGTTAAGGTACACTACAATAATTCTGGAACCAATCAGTTTGGTTTCTTTGGTTATGACCGTACAGGTGGTGCTGACGGAGCTGGTGCATGGACATTTATTGAAAATGCAACAGACAATAACACTGTATTCGGTGTTACAGGTAACCGTGGTACAGTTGTACTAGGTGACCTAGAATTAGATACTGATCTTGAGGTTCAGTATGGTGGTACTGGTGCAAGCACATGGACTACAAATGGTATTGTTTATGGTAATAGTACTAGTCCAATGCAAGTGACTGCAGCAGCAAACATAGCAAGTCCTGGCACAGGGTCAGATATTAATACATCACGCCAAGTGCTTACAGTAACTGCAACAGGGGTTCCTGTATGGACTGACACAATCGACGGTGGAACTTTTTAAAACATGAACGCACAAATTGTTATTTCTACATTACAAAAGAAAATTTCTGAATTGACACTGATAAATGTAATGATGGAGGCACAAATCCAAGATTTACAAACTCAGTTAAATAGTATGAAAACTGAACAACAATCTGAGAATGACTTAGATGGCAACGAGAATCAAACTAAAGAGATCGACGACAGCAGCAGCAGTCCCGACGACTTCTAATTTAGAAGACGGTGAGGTCGCTCTTAATATAGCGGATAAAAAATTATACGCTAGAAACGGATTAAATATAATAGAGGTAGCAAACCAGAAACCTAACACAGGTGAGGTGGTTACTACCATGCTTTCCACTGACATCACGAATGGTCAGGGAAATACTTTTTATGTTGCATCAGTAGGTTCAGATAATACAACTCTTGCTAATGGTGGAGCTGGTGGTAAGCATCCAGACACACCTTTTCTTACTATTACAAAGGCACTTGCAACTGCTACATCAGGTGATACAATCATAGTTGCACCTGGCGAATATCAGGAAGCATTCCCAATGACTATTCCTGATGGTGTTACATTACGTGGAACTAATTTAAGATCTACATCTGTAAAACCAACAAATGCCACAAACGATAATAACGCATTTATATTGTCTGGTGATGCACATATCTCAGACTTAACAATCAAAGATTTTTTCTACAACAGTAGTAATGACACAGGTTATGCTTTTGTTGTAGTATCAAACATGAACTCTACACAGAGTCCTTATGTTGAGAGAATTACAGTTACAACAAAAGGTAGTGTAGTATCTGGTTCAGACCCTTATGGATATGCACAGGGAGATGCAGGACGTGGTGCTTTACTAGATGGTGCAAATATTGCATCTGCATCACAGCATGGTTCAGTTCTATTCAACGAGTGCACATTTATTACACCTAATCAAGTTGGTCTAAAAGTTACCAATGGTATGCGTGTAGAGTGGTTAAATTGCTTCAACTACTTTGCATCTGTTGGTATTCAAGGTATTCAAGGTGCAACTGGTAAATCTGGAACAGGTAATACAAGATTAAAATTAGGTGGAACATCAGGAACATTCAATACATCAGAGATTGCGTATCAATTAGAAAATAGTTTTCAGTCAGGAACTTATGCAAGATCTGGATCTACAATTACATTAACAAGAACTGGACATGGTTTAGTAACAGGAGATTATATCTACGCAGATCACATCAGTGGTGGTGCTACAGACGGATTTTATCAAGTTACTTTGGTAGATGCTAATAATGTAACTTACACTAATGGATCTGGAACTATATCAACAAGCAATGTAACCTACAAGAAGGCAGTTGCAAGAGGTGTTGTTGCTAGTAACGATGGCACATATGTATTCATTACTGGTAAGGGAACTGGAGAGTTTGTAACTGTTAATAAACCAGTTAAAGTATTAAGTAGATTTGGTGACTCACAATTAGATACAGCACAAAAGAAATTTGGAACAGCATCTATATTATTAGACGGAACTGAGGATAACGTTAAGGTTCCTACAGATGAAGACTTTGGATTTGGTACATCAAACTGGTGTTTAGAAGCATTCATAAGACCTGGCAGTGTAACAGGCATACAAAGAATATTTGACCTCAGAGATAATTCTGCCACAGATACAGCACCTACAATGTATCTTAATGGAACTACTTTACATTATGCAGTAGGAAATACATCACAAATTAGTGGTGGAACATTAGCGACTGGCACTTTCTATCATGTTGCAGTAGCAAGACAGGGAGGAACCACAAAATTATTCTTGGACGGAACTGAGTTAGGAACATACACAGATGCTAATGATTATGGATCAACTAAACCTGTTGTTATAGGTTCTGATTATCAGGCATCTCCTACAGAAGCATTTAACGGACATGTTGACGAAGTAAGAATAAGTAAAGCATCTGCTCGCTTCACTGCAGGATTTACTCCTACAACAAGCGAATACGGTTCAGATAACAATACAGTGCTATTGCTCCATGCTAATGGTACAGACGCTTCTACGACCTTTACAGACGTCTCTGGTGGTACATCTGATATTAGATCTAGTGGTGGTGATTCTGCTACATCTGTTATCACCGCTGACTACTCAGCATTTGGTGCTGAACTACGTTCTGTAGCATCTGCATGTGTATATGGAAGTAAAGGAGTACAGGCAGACGGTTCTGGTGTAAAACTTATATTGACTGCACATAACTTTGGTTATGTTGGTTCTGGTTCAGACTATACTAATGACCCATCTCTTGCTGTACAAAATAATGAGGTAGAAGAACTTAATAGTGGTAAAGTTCTATTTTCTTCTACAGACCAAGATGGTGACTTCCGTGTTGGTGACGCATTCTCTGTAGACCAAGAGACTGGTAACGTATCTTTTGCTGCTACATCAACAGCTCAGTCTGCTGCAAATATCACATTAAGTGATGCAACTGGTACTACAAATATATTCCCTGCATATATTGAGACTGGTAATTTAAGAATTGCAGGAAACAGTATTACATCTACTACAGGTCAAGTAATCGTTGACCCTTCTGGTGCAGAAGACTTTGTTGTTAATGCTGAAACAATCGTTAAAGAAGCAGTTTATTTTGATGTCAATAAATCAATATCATTTGGTAGTACAGTTCAAGGTGCTCTAAAAATTGGTGGATTCCAAGGCAGTACAGTCTTTGGGTCATCAGAAGCATCTAACTTCTCTACAAGATCTTTTGTTGTTCTAAAAAATAGTATTGGAACTGTCAATATTGATGGTGCAGGAACTGGATATGTTGGAGGACAGCAACCTATAGAGGTAACAACAGAACCTTTCCAAAAAGCAACTGCTACAGCGGTTATTAAAACAACTGGAACTATAAAGACTGTAACTATCACAAACAGAGGTGAAGGTTATACAACACCTCCAACTGTTGCATTTAGTGCAGGAACAGGAGCTGGTGATGCAGTTCTCGCAAATGGTGGTAGAGTAGAAGGATTTGAAATACAGACTGGTGGATCTGGATTTTCTAATTCTCCAACTATTGATATTGATGCTCCACCTCAATTAGCATTTGTTGCATCTAGTACAACTGTCGACACAACTGCAAATACTATCTCAATAACCTCCCATCCGTTTGAGACTGGAGATGCAATAACATATGATACTACAACTCTTGACTCAACTGCAGTCGCAATTGGTGGAATATCTGCAGGAACATATTATGCTATTCGTGTTGATGACGATACTATTAAAGTTGCATCATCTGCATCAAATGCAAATGCAGGAACAGCATTACCATTATCATCGGTTGGTTCTGGATCACAATTCTTCCAAGGAGAACAGGCAGTTGCAGGAACAGTTACAGTTACTGCAGGGGAAATTACTGCAATAGCAGTCTCAAACAAAGGTAGTGGTTATAATAACGGACCTGCTGTTACAATTACCGATTCTACTGGATCTAACGCTGTAGTCAATACGTTATTTGGTAGAGGAGTTACCTCTGTGTCAATAACAACTGCAGGAGAATATGCATCTGGAAGTGCTCCAACAGTCTCATTTACTCGTGGAACTGGAGATACAACAGGTATTAACGCAGCTGGTGACACAACTCTTGGATTTGAAATTGATACTATTACGCTAGACACCCAAGGTTTAGGATACAGAAATATTCCAATTGTCAACATAACTACATCAAACTCACCAGCTGATGACCCATCAACTCCTGCAGCAGTTACCCCAGTATTGGATGAGCAAACTGGTAGATTATCATCTCTAACTTTAGATAACGCGGGTGCAGGATATGAAACTACTCCTACAGTCTCTATAGATGGTGGTGGAGGACAAGGTGCAACAATTACTGTAGATGTACAGTCACTAACTGGATCTATTACTGCTAGTGGATCAGGATACACAGCTGGAACATATAACAACGTACCATTTACAACCACTGGAAACGGAACATCAGCGACTGCTGATATTACAATACCTGGTCTTCAAGGATCTATAACAGCAGCAGGATCTGGATATACTAACTCTGCTGTTGACTCTCCATATTCAATTACATTTAGAAACCCTCCAACAACAACTTATACAATAACTGTTGTTCAAAGAACTAAACTCGAATACTCTGCTATAAGTAACGGACCTTTTCAAGTAGGAGAGGTTGTAACTGGTTCTGGAGATGGATTAGGAAATGGTGGTGGTAACGGTACTGTAACCCTTGCCACAGCAACATATCTCTACTTAAGTAATGTTACTGGTTCATTTGTAGGTGGTCAGTTAGAAACACTATCTGGTGGAACCTCTGGTGCAAGTGCAACTCTTGACACTGCAACTGCGTCGGTCAACAGATATTTGATTAATGGTGTTGAGGGACAAAGTTTAACACTAATTGACGATAACACATATAAATTTGATCTAAGCGATGCCAGTGCTGCTAATCATCCACTAGCAATTGGTACTGCTGTTACTGGATTAGTTGGTAGAAGTTACAGGACAGCTGGACTTGCGGGTGCATATTTTGAAATTGTAGTAGGACCTGGCGTAAGTGCAGAAGGTATAGATTCATATCTTAACTGTACCAATCATGGTCAAGCCATGATAGAACCAGGTATTCTTACCTTCACAACTGGTGCTGCAGGACAATCTGGTGATGGCATGCAAGCAAATGCAGTCGTATCAGGTGGTGCTGTTACTTCTATTGAAATTGTTGCACAAGGTCAAAATGTTAAGTTAAATGATGTATTGATCGCAGATGCAGATGATCTAGGTGGAACTGGATCTGGATTCCAATATACAATTCAATCAAATACTACAGGTGTAACATCTGTTACAAACATATCCTTAACAGGTCAAGATTATCAAATTGGTGATGTTCTTAGTGCTGATGATGCGACTCTTGGTGGTGGCGGTGGTAGTGGATTCCAATACACAGTATCAAACGTAGGATTTATCACAGCAGCGGTTGTTACAACAGGTGGTCAGGCATTTGAACTTGCTGACACGTTAATCTTAGGACCTGTTGGTGGTATAGGTATCACTCAGGGAACAGGATTAGGTCTATCAATTGCAACATTAAATCCTGTAAAATCTCTTGAATTAACACAAGCTGGTAATTTGACTCTTGGTGCTGTTGGTGAAGCACAAGTTGCAATCCAACCAGATGGATCATTCACTGCTTCAACTTGGAGTGTCAACTCAACAGGTTTAATAACTGCAACTGGTCTCAATAGTTCTGGTAATGTCTTAGTCAATGGAACATTTGGTGCTACAACAACATCCACATTTACGCAATTAGCAACCTTCAATGGTGGTATATCTGTGGATGGTGCAGATTCAACTATAAACAGATCACTTATAAAATTAGTAGATGGTCAAGAATCAGGACCTTCATTAACTTTCTCTAATGTAGATTCATTACAAACAGGTTTATTCAGACAAGCAGCAAATAAAATTGGTGTCTCATTTGCAGGAACTGAAGGGATTAGATTAGATGGTACAAATTACATTGATACAAAGGGAATACAAGTTGATTCAACTTTAGGAAGCACTACTCCATTCTTTAAGGTAGATTCTAGTGCCTCAAAATTGACACTTGGAACTGCTCAGGCAAGTCTTGTTCTCAATAACAGCACAACAATAACTGCAGAAGGAACTGATATTGATATCCCTCTAACTTTTGATACTAAAGGTGGTGGAAATTATACATTTAAAGGTGGAACAAACGTTGACTTTATTGTTGATGATGGAACTACAGAAGTATTCAAGTTAGAAACACAATCTGGAACTGCTACATTCTCAGGTAATCTAGATGCGGGCAAATTAAGAATTAGAGATAATGTAATACAAAATAACAGTACAGGTACAACCAGAGCATTTGGTCAAGTTATTGCATTAGCAGTTACAGGAACTGGATCTGGATATACAGATGGAACATACACAGCGACTGCAACAACAGGTGGAAGTGGAACTGGATTGACTGTAACGCTAACAGTTGCTTCTGGAACATTCTCAGCAGCTACTGTAGTTGATAAAGGTCAAAACTATAAAGTTGGAGATGCAATTACAATCACTGCAGCGGGTGGTGGATCTGGTTTAACAGTTACTGTAAATGAAATTGATGGTCAAGGTGTTGTATTAAAACCATCAGCAGGATCTAGTGTATTGTGTGACACAACTGGATCTCTTGTAATTCCATCAGGAACTACAAACGAACGTCCTAATACTTTAGATCGTATCACTGGTGCTATTAGATTCAACTCTACACAGTTGCAGTTTGAAGGTTTCAATGGAAACGATTTTGTTTCTCTTGGTGGTGTTCGTGACGTTGACCAAGATACTTACATATTAACTGAGTCAAATCCTGGTGCTGATGAAGATACATTTGAGTTCTATGCAGCTGGTGTTAATAACATTTCTCTTAATAACACTACACTGACATTCAGACCTAATATGACTGGTACTAAGTATGACTCAGATCATCTTGCTACAATTGATGGTGGTTATACTTTAAACGGAACTACATTTGGAACCAATCCATTCCAAGTTTCTAACCTCGGAGCTAGTGTATTTGCAGTCAGAAGTAAAAATGATATTGAAGTCAATGGTGGTTTAAGATTCCGTAACGTTCCTTCTCAAGGTGTTGCCTCTAGTATCAATGCAGCAACTATTACACAAACTGCGACTGCATACACAGCATCAACAACATTCACTGCTGTTGCAACTACTGCCCAGATTGAGGGTGTGGGATTGACTGTTAATGTCGTAACCGATGGTAATGGAACAATCACATCTATTGCAATCAATGCGGGTGGAACAGGATATGAATCTGGAGAGACAATACAGATCACAGGAACAGCGTTAGGTGGTATTGCTCCTGATAATAATGTCACATTTAAACTTGATGGAATTACTGGTGGTTCTAATGCAATTGCTAGATTAGATGTTTTACAGCAAGAATATATTACAAGAATGGATTCTAAACCATTTATCAATATAGATGCTATTGGAGCAGAAACAGGATGGAAGATTAATAGAGGATGGGCAGCAGGAACATCTAACTACTTGACAGTCTTTGATTCTACTGCAACATTTATGGAACTAGATGACTGTCGTGTAGAGGGTGGAGAACTAACATCATTCCCATCAACTGCAAGTATAGTTGCATTTGATAAGACTCAATTTAAAGGAGCAAAAACACTTGTAACGATTGAGAGTGATGACAATAAAGTTCACATGCTTGAGGTTACAGTCGTCTGTGCTTCAAACGGAACAACTGCACATGCAACCGTCACTAACTCCATAACTTCTGACAATGATTTGATGGATGCAACCGTCAGTGTTGTTGGAACTAACGTGACAATATCATTAGCAAAATCTAGTGC